GATTACACAGCAGAAAAAGGTTACCTAACAACAGCAACTGGTAACGGTGCTGAAGTTTACGAATCAATCATGATTGGTGACAACGCATTTGGTCACGCAATCTCTCTCCCAGTTGAACTACGTGACGGTGGAGTTCTTGACTTCGGTCGTGAGCACGCTCTTGCTTGGTACGCAATCTGGGGTCTAGGTGTTATCACCGACCAGGCTATCGTTAAGGTTTACACAAACTAATAGCCGATCTTTCCCCGATTCTGTCCTGGGAGCCATACCCCTTCTTTGGCTCCCAGGGCATAATCATAAAAACTAACTTAGGAGAATACATACCGTGGCAAATACACCAGTAAGTCCTTTAGACGCAACAGGTCGTGCTAAAGAACAAGCAACAAAGAAGAACGCAGCAGAATTAAAGAAGCGTGCAGAAGAGATATCTATTGCTACGCAACTTGAAGCAGAGAGTCTGGAGAAGGATGTTTTTGATCCTAAGAAGCCAGATGCCCCACTCGTACTAGACGAAATCGAAAATGTTGGAGTATCAACTGCAGGTGACATGGTTGTCATCCGTACAATTACTGACATTGAAGAAATGACTTATGGCGTAGGCAATGCTTACACCTTTAAGGCTGGCGTTAAGTATCGAGTCCCATCAGATCTTGCGGCTTACCTTGAGCAACTCGGATATATTTGGCGTCCTAACTAAACACTAGACGTCACAAGTAGTCCGACCCTCAACTGGTTCCCGCCCTCCTCCCAGTTGGGGGTTGGACCTTTTTTGTACTGTGTAACTCTTAATTACACGAGATGATAGGCACAGTAATTTTACGGAGGTTAAGTGGCTACAGCAGCAACAATGGCAAACCGCCTACGTTACGAACTTGGTGACATTGGTCGGTCCTTCGTCTACCAGTTTGTGGCTGATGGCACCACTAACCGTTTTCTCGTTCCCTATTCTCCTCTTGATGGTGCATATCTGGCTATCAATGTGGATGGAGTAGATGTATCTGCTGATGTAGAGGTAGAAGAGGCAACAGGACATATCGTCTTTGACACAACCCCTGCTGCAGGTGACGTCGTTATCGTTGCTGGAAACTACTTCAAGTACTTTACAGAAACTGAAATAACTCAGTACATCTGCGATGCATTTGCTCAACACGTTACTTTCCACACAGACTCTTATGGACGCACAATCACTATGGCGACTCTACCTGCAGTAGAAGAGTATCCAGTAATTATTAACGCCTCCACTCTAGCCCTATACACGCTGGCTACAGATGCCTCTTTTGATATTGACATCCAAGCGCCAGATGGAGTGATGATTCCTCGTTCTGAGCGCTACCGACAATTGATGCAGATGATTGACGTTAAAAAGAATCAATACAAGGAACTTTGTTCTCAACTAGGTATTGGTCTGTACAAGATTGATGTATTCTCCTTACGCCGTATTTCAAAGACTACCAACGAGTACGTGCCAGTATATGAGCCACAAGAAATTGATAACAAGTCACCTAAGACCAGAGTTCGTATACCTATTCCTACCTATGGAAATGTTAAACCAACTCCAACGACTGTTGTACAAGACCTCAACATCTACGAAGGCGATGCATACGAGTTCTCTATTCGTCTAGACTTTGAAGTCAATAACTTAACCCCACTGGCACAGATCAGATCACTTCCAGGTGCAGCAGTGGTAGTCACTGAGTTCACTGTAACAAAACCAAATATTGTTGAAGATGGCGATAATCAACGAACATTAGTTCTTTCTCTTACAGGTGCTCAGACTCGTTTACTTCCTGGCAAGTCCTACTATGACGTACAATTAACAGACGCAGATAACGTAACTCACACTTACGTCTCTGGAATAATCTTCGTTACAAAAGAGGTAAGCCAATGACAAATCAGTACACCCGTCCAGGGTCTGCAACAATCCCAATTGCAGTCAATGATGTAGTCCTGATCACAACACCAGAAGGCACTCTTGAATCTTCAGGTGTCGGTGGTGGCGGAAGTGGTGCCCAAGGCACCCAGGGAGTCAGAGGCGCCCAAGGTACACAAGGTGTACAAGGCACCCAAGGACTGGGTACTCAAGGAACACAAGGTCGACTTGGTACTGGAACTCAAGGAACACAAGGAACTGCTGGACTACAAGGTATTAGTGGAGCAGCACTTGATAACACAGACGACCTTACAGAAGGCACAACAAATAAGTACTTTACAGTTGCTCGTGTCTCATATGCTCACATGCAAGGAGCGGCCAGTAGTTCCTGGGCGATTACTCATAATTTAGGCTTCAAGCCTAACGTTACAGTTATAGACTCTGCTGGTAACATTGTTGAAGGTGAAATTGCGTACACTAATTCGAACTCACTAACGGTCTCCTTCCAATCCGCTTTCTCAGGTAATGCCTACTTATCTTAAGGAGATAAACCGTGGCCCGTAAGTTTTTAACCCCAATTGATTTAGGAAAACTTGAATTACAGAATGCTCGTATTCAAAACCTTGCTACAGTCTCAGCCCCAGCATCACCAGTTGAAGGTCAGATTTACTATGACACTAACGACAAGGTTGTAAAGACCTGGAATGGTACTGCGTGGATTAACGCAAGCCAAGGTACTCAAGGAACTACTGGCGCACAGGGAACTGTCGGCGCACAGGGAACACTAGGTACTCAAGGAGCAATAGGTTCTCAAGGCACTGTCGGTGCACAGGGAACTGTAGGAGCGCAAGGTACCGTTGGTGCACAAGGTACAGTCGGTAGCCAAGGAACTGTAGGAGCCCAAGGAGCAGCAGGTGCTCAAGGTCTAGATGGTTCTAATGGTGCACAAGGTACAGTTGGATCACAAGGTACTGTTGGTAGCCAAGGAACAGTAGGCTCACAAGGAACTGTAGGAGCGCAAGGCACAGTAGGTTCACAAGGTACTAATGGTATACAAGGTATTGACGGAAACAACGGAGCGCAAGGTACACAGGGTACTGAAGGTTCATTCGGTGGTATTACAGTTGAGTACACATACAGTAATAGCACAAGTATGTCAGACCCAGGCGACAACTATGCTCGTCTAAATAACACTACGTTAGCCTCAGCAACAATTCTTGCATTAGACATCAACCCTTCTGATGGTAACTACGATGTCTCTAACTTCTTACAAACTATTGATGACTCAACTTCTACTATCAAGGGTCACGTAAAAGTATCTAAGAAAAATGATACTTCTGTTTTTGCTCTTTACACAATCGCTAGTGTTACTGATCAAACAAACTGGTTTACTGTTGGCGTTGCTTACGTCTCTGGTAACGGAACTTTCAGCAATGGCGAAGAACTTCTATTTACCTTTGCTCGTACTGGTGATCTCGGTGCTCAAGGAGCACAGGGAACAGTAGGTGCACAAGGAACTGTTGGTACTCAAGGTACTTTAGGTTCTCAAGGCACTACAGGTGCACAAGGAACTGTAGGTTCACAAGGTACAGTTGGTTCACAGGGAACTGTCGGTGCTCAAGGCACTACTGGTGCTCAGGGAACTGTGGGATCACAAGGTACTGTTGGTTCGCAGGGTACTGTAGGAGCACAGGGTACTGAAGGTACTCAAGGAACTGTTGGATCACAAGGAGCAGTTGGTAGCCAAGGTACTGTCGGATCACAAGGTACAGTCGGTAGTCAAGGTACAACAGGTACACAGGGAACTGTCGGATCACAGGGTACTCTTGGTGCTCAAGGAGCAGTTGGTGCTCAGGGAACAGTCGGTAGCCAAGGTACTTTAGGTGCTCAAGGTACAGATGGTACTCAAGGTGTACAAGGTAAAGAAGGTAACTTCGGCGGTGTAACTGTTGAGTACGAAACTGCAGCCAGTACAACAATGGCTGATCCAGGTTCAGGAAAAATTAGATTCAATACTGCAGATACTTCAAATTCAACACACATTGCAATTGATCAAAATGATATTAACGCATTTGATATGGCTGCTTATCTACAAACTATTGATGACTCAACATCACCAATTAAGGGCCATGTAAAGATAACTGTTAAAGGAAATACTGCGGTATTTGGCCTTTGGGCAATCAACTCAATGGTTGATAACTCTGGCTGGTACAACTTAGATGTAACTCCACTTGTAGGTAGCGGAGATATTCCAGATACTAGTGATGTTCTTGTAACGTTTGCTCGTACTGGTGATGTTGGTTCTCAAGGTACAACTGGTAGCCAGGGTACAACAGGAACTCAAGGAACTGTCGGTGCCCAAGGAACCCTTGGTGCTCAAGGTACAGTTGGATCACAAGGTACTGTTGGTAGCCAAGGCACCACTGGTGCACAGGGTACAACAGGTGCCCAAGGTACTGTAGGTAGCCAAGGTACAGGCGGTACACAGGGTACAACTGGCGCACAGGGTACTGTTGGTAGCCAGGGAACTGTAGGTAGCCAAGGAACTGTCGGAGCCCAAGGTACAACTGGAGCCCAAGGAACTGTCGGTAGCCAGGGAACAGTCGGTTCTCAAGGTACAGAAGGCGCTCAAGGTACAACAGGCGCCCAAGGTACAGTTGGTTCACAGGGAACCGTTGGCTCTCAGGGAACTGTTGGTAGCCAGGGTACTGTCGGTACCCAAGGTACCGTCGGTGCTCAGGGTACTGTCGGTGCCCAAGGTACAGAGGGACACTCTGACCGCTACAAGACAACCTCTACAACCTCACGTGCAATTGCGGTAGCAAACAACGTAAGTT